GAACAGCGCCATCAGTGTAGTCGTCTCTTCGTCTTCTACCAACTTGCTCGTTAGCAAACTTCTGTACCTCTTGTTTATATTTATTCTCGTATAATGTCAACATGTCTATCGGGCCTTTTAAAAAACCGTAAGCTTCTGATAAACAGCAATATAATAGTCCGTTTGGAAAATTAAGACTGATATAGTTGGTGCCATTATCTTCTAATAGATCAGGCATTTTATTAAAATGAACCCTAAATCTATATGTAGTGTTTGGTGTAGGGGCCACAAATATTCTTCCTGAGTTAGTGTCTGCCTCACCTGTAGCACCACCAAACATAGCATAATATTTTGGTTGACCTTGCGCTGCTGATGTCCCTGTAACATCCTGATACTCTTGAAGATATGTTACATCTTTTTTCTCTAGCCATCTGTTAGCTCCCGTGATAGCTGACCCGTTTGTATCGTAAACCTGTATACCTCTGATAAATACAGCTCCTGCAGGACAGTTAATAGACTCCTGTCCAGCAACAAAATTACCTAGTTGTTGTTTTCTATCTGCATCGATAGGCACATCTCTGAATATTCTATATTGCGCATTTAAGATTATATTTTCTAAAACAGCATCTGTTAAAACATTTGAATCTGTTTCTGTATAATTTTTTATTTGAGTTTTCAATCCTGATGCACTTAATCCAGCCATTATGCTATTATCTCCTGACAACGAGGACATGTTTTTCTGAATCTTTTGTGACCAGAACAATGCTCTGCTTTTACAGCCTCTTCATTCTCATATACGGGTGTATCTGATTCTTTTGGATATAACATTAATTCATGCTCATCCATATCCTCTGGACACGCACATTGTTTTATTCCAAACCATTTACATATAAAATTTTTAATTTTTTTAATCATGCCGTTACCGTTACAGGCCCTGCTGACGCAGAACCACCTCCTCCTGTTTCAGTTATACTAGATGTTGTTGCAGTTGCAAAGGTATAATTATCAGCATCTGTCTTTGTAATTGTGTATCCCGCAGCTAGATTTATTGTTGCTGCAGCCACTCCACCAACAACCTGAGCATCTCTAAATCTAACAGTGTCTCCTGTAGATCTGCCATGATCTGGTTCATTAACAGATATTGTTGTAGATCCATTTGTTGTTGTAAATGCGTTTAGTGGTAATAATTTAGGAACAGCAGTCTCTATTCTGTCAGGTCTTACGTGTCTCAAAGATATAGAATCACCGTTCATAGGTTTTGGTTCTAATTGTGGTTGCTTTGGTTCGAACTCAGATACATGCACAAAAGCACCATTCCATTCTCTGACCATCTCTTTATATGGAAACTCCATGCCTGATCTGTCAGATATTGCTCTTGCGTATTTACCTGTTGCGTATTTTGCCATTATTTAACTCTGCCACCTTTCATAAATGCTCTACCTAAACCACGTTGTGCAATTCCACCACCTCGTAGATATTTTGATCCACCCATTTGTTTATCTCTTAATGGTTTTTCTTTATCTTTTTTCTTAAACCCTTCGTGTATTTTAGGACCTACTTCTTTTAATTTTTTCTTTTCTGATCCTGGTTTAATATTTTTTTGTCTAAAAGAAGGTGGACTTCCTAATTCATCAACGTAGAAAAAAGGACTACCTGGTTCCCCTGAATAAACATTTTTTATTACCTTATCTGGTTCCTTTCCTGCTTTTTTTAATTTATTTAAAAATTCTTTTGATTTTTTTACTATTGTTATTTTTGCCATTATTTACCTCCAGCTCCCATGGGTTTTCCAACACTTCCACCCATAGCGTATTCTCCTCCAGGTTGGTATCCTTTTTCTTTTAATCTTTTTTCTAATCTAGAAAAATCTCCCGTGTCTAAAAAATCTACGTATAGGTCCATTAACTCGTCGTCTCCTGTGCTTTCAATAAAATCTTTAAAACTTCCGTAATCTGCCATTATGTTCCCGGATAATATGCTTTAGGCGTAATATGTGTGCTTGAAGCTGATCCGTCCTCCGCTAGTGCTCTTGCAAACTCATCCTCGTAAGCTAGTTTTGTAGCTTGAATAAGTTGTGGTTGATATTTTTGTGATAGATAATATGCAAGTCCTGATACCATGCAAGGCACAAATCTAAATGGTACATCAGTTGCATTCGTATAATCTCCCACGTCCTGTATTCTTTTTATGAAAAAGAAATGCATATCTTTAGATGCATTTGAAGAATCTGGTGTTGGATAGATGTGTATCGTAACCTTATCTATGAATCTTTCTACCCAATATTGATTAGGTGTTCCTTTAGATAATTTGTTTGAGAATCCTGCATACGTGGATCTATCTACTTTTGTCATCGGACTATCTGATTGTGTTGTCTGAGTTCTGTTAGATCTTAATTGTGCCTCAAGAACATCGGATATTCCAAACACACTGGCTGGAGCTGTCGTTGTTGCTGACGTTCCATCATCACTTGATCTAAAAAAATCATAATCTGCCTGACCCTCTATAAGATCTAGATTAGTAGAACCCACCTCCCAATAGTGAATACCTCTATTCCCCCATTCCTGAAATAGGATATTAAGAGATCTTCTAGCAGATTTAAGTTGATAACCTGCTACAGAATTTAATCCGATACGTTCAAAAGCATCTTCTATTATCTCTTCGATAGCAAAAGTTTTGTCGAACGTTACTGTTCCTGAAGTAGTATTAGCCATTTAAACTCCTAGGAC